ACAGATCAAACAAGGCAATACTACGGCCACCATTTTTTACCTAAAAACCAAAGGTAAAAAGCGCGATTACATTGAACGCACAGAAATCAAACATGATGGTGGGTTGGAGTTGAGTGGTAAGATGTCTGAGGAAGCAAAAAATAAGATTGAACAAATACTTGAAAATGAGTATTAATCACATCATAAAAGATAAATGTGAATCATCCCTGTTGTTTTTTACGCGTTACATTTTTAAAGAAAACACAGGAAATAAATTTGAAGTTGCGCCATTCCACGTTAAGTTGGCCGAAACTTTAGAGGCGGTAAACCGTGGAGAAATAAAACGGTTGATTATTAATATTCCACCACGATACGGCAAAACGGAAATTGCTGTGAAAATGTTCATCGCGTGGTCTATCGCAAAAAATCCATCATCAAAATTTATCCATTTGTCCTATTCTGATGCATTGGCATTGGACAATTCATCGTTGACACGTGACTACATTCAAAGCCAAGCATTTCAGGATGTTTGGGGGACCGAATTAAAGAAGGACAGCCAAAGCCAAAAAAAATGGTACACGACAAGCGGAGGCGGTGTGTATGCCACAGCATCAGGTGGAGCAATCACGGGTTTTGGTGCTGGATCAGGTGGAGCAATTATTATTGATGATCCATTGAAACCTGATGATGCGGTGTCAGATGTCAAACGTAAATTTATCAACAACAGATACAATACGACAATCAGATCACGTGTGAATGATCGCGATACACCGATTATTGTGATTATGCAACGATTGCATGAGGATGATTTGACAGGATATTTATTGGATGGCGGTAGTGGTGAGGAATGGCATCACCTAAAATTGTCAGCATTGGATGATGAAAACAATCCATTGTGGCCCAGCAAACATTCATTTGATGAGTTGGAGCAGATTAGGCAAGCGGACAGATACACATTTTCGGGCCAATATATGCAAGAGCCAGCACCACAGGAAGGTGGAGAATGGCGCAAAGATTGGTTTGGAATCGTTGACAAAGCCGAATTATCAGGTGAAATAAATTGGGAAATGTTTATTGATGGTGCCTACACTAAGGACACACGAAACGATCCAACAGGTATTCAGATTTCAGGATCACACAATGGGAATCTGTACATTTATAAATCGATCGATAAATATTTGGAAATGCCTGAGTTGAAAAACTTTATCGCGCAATTCATTGAAAGTACAGGGTTAAATATTACGCAGATATTAATCGAGCCAAAGGCATCAGGTAAATCATTGGTGCAGCTGTTAAGAAGGGAAACCACATTGAACGTGTCCGAGTTAAAAACAGATTTTGTTAGGTATTCAAAGATCGAACGCGCGCGCGCATCATCACCATTTGTTGAAGGTGGCCGTGTATTTTTGGTCCGCGATAATTGGAACGAGGCATTTTTGCAACAGGTAAGCACGTTTCCAAATGCAAAACACGATGAACACGTGGATATTACGGCCTATTCAATTGAACGTAATTTATTGAAATCGTTCTTTATTGTGTAAATTCAAATTTATAAACGCGTTTAATCTTAACCATCAAATTAATGGTTATTTTTGGAAAAAAATTATAGGCAAATAATGGCATCATTAATAGATCAGGTGCGGTCAGGCATCATCAAGGCATTATCAGGCACATCGGCAGATTATAACAAATTGATGTTCCAATGGTTAGGACAGGGAATTATTTTCAATCCTGATAATGATGAAACATTTATTCGCGATGGCTACCAGCGAAATGCCACGGTTTATTCGATCGTGAATCTAATTGCTAAAGCTGCCACCACCGTACCTTTTCAAGTGTATGAGGTGAAATCATCGACAGCTGCAAAGCAATATAAGGGAATCACATCAACGCACATGGATGGATCAGCAATCCTAAAATCAAACATTTTGCGCAAACAAGCATTTGAGGCGGTTGATGATTCTAATCCATTGGTTAAGCTATTGAACAGACCAAATCCTGAGCAATCATATTCATCATGGATGACTGATGTAATTGCGTTTGGTAAGTTAACAGGTGATCGTTTTATCTTAGGTTTGTCACCTGAAACGGGACCAAATTCAAACAAATTCACGGAATTATACGTCTTACCTTCACAGCTAGTTGAGATATTATCTAATGGCTACATGAATCCTGTTGCTGGATATAAGATCCAATACAACAGCATGGAAACAATTGATCCTTCACGCGTGTGTCACATCAAAGATTTTAATCCTGAGTACAATAGCGCAGGCGCAAACTTATATGGTCAGTCACCATTACGCGCAGGATTGCGTGTATTGACAGCCAATAATGAGGCAACAATCACAGGTGTTAAATACCTACAAAACCAAACATCACGCGGTATGTTGGTTTCTAAGGATGGAACATTATCTGAGGTCCAAGCGCAAGCAATGAAGGACAAATTCAGAAAGCAATACCAAGGGGCCAATAACGCAGGTGATATTATCATCACACCAAAAGAGTTGGAGTGGGTAAACTTTGGTTTGCCAGCTGCTGATTTGGCATTGATCGAGCAATACAACGCATCGATTAAAGACCTTTGCAACATTTACAACATACCTGTACAATTATTGAACAATACAGATTCATCATCGTACAACAACATGAAGGAAGCTAAAAAGGCATTGTACCAAAATGCTGTAATTCCTGAGTTGATCAAAATTCGTGATGAGTTAAATCGTTGGTTGGTTCCAGCATACGGTGAAAACTTATATTTGGATTTCGATTTTACAGCGGTATCTGAATTGCAAGAAGAGGTAGATAAATTAGTCGCACAGATGGCTGCCGCATGGTGGGTTACACCTAACGAAAAACGTGAGGCAATGAACTATGGCCGTGATGATCAGAATATGTTTATGGATGAGTATTTCATCCCAGCTAATTTAGCACCAGCAAACGTGTCAATCGATTCATTAGAGAATCCAAAATCATTAGAGATTGATTTCGGTTTTGAAACCAAATAAATATGCCATTACCTGCACCTAATCCTGCCGAGGATAGAACAGATTTCATTGGTCGATGCGTTATTGATCCGAATATTCAATCGGATTTCAGTAGCATGGATCAACGTGTTGCTGTATGCAATTCGCTATGGGAGCAGGAAGTGCAGGTAAAATCAGTAAAGGCCACATGGGCCGTGGAGTTTGAAAGACAGCTAACCAAAGCTGAACGCGATCAAATTGCAAAATTCAGACGTTATTACAACGGTCAATATGATGAGGCCATTGCCATGTTCATCAGACAGGGATCATTATCAAGCGCAGATGTTCAGGTATTTTTTAAGGAATCTGAATTAACGCGGCTGTATGAGAAATTGTATGAGGATATTGGGTTAACTTTTGCCAATTGGTATGCCAAAAATTTTGATAAATTCATTTCAAAGGCATTGAATTTGCCTAATCAGCAAGCCATTTGGGCAAATAGTTTTGCATTTGTAGGCAATCAGATAGCAGGCCAACGCGTTACAGGTGTGAGTGGAACAGCAAAAAATACATTGATTGCAGTCACTACACGTTTAATGAAGGATCCTGATTTTCAAAAGGAAGGATCACAAAGCAAAGGCAGGATTTTAAAAGGGCAATTTGCTGGATATTCCAAATATCAATCAGAGAGATTGGTCCGAACAGAGGCAACAAATGCTGCCAATTATGCGACATTGACATCGGCATCTGATATATTTGCAGGATCCGAAATGATGAAACAATGGATCAGCGGAAGGGATGCAAGAGTAAGACCAGCACATCAAGCTGCACAGGGACAAATTGTACCATTCAATAAAAAGTTTTTGGTAGGTGGTGAATCACTAAACCATGCAGGTGATCCAGCAGGATCCGCAGGAAATGTGATCAATTGCCGTTGTTCAGTTGCGCCATTCCCTAAACCAGCTGCACAAACAATTGGTGAAGAAATTACAGATATTGGATTCGGATTGGCAACAGCGACAATTCAATCGGCAATAGCTGAAACCGTTACAACAGCTGCGGAAGTCACAACGGTAATTGAATCAACAGATCAGCCTACATAAAATTAAAATTTGAGGATTGATTTTTGATTAGTGATTTGATTAATTTTGAGCAAAAGTAAAAGATATGATTTTATACAAGCAGGCATCCATCGGCAGTTTAGAGGATATTGATGAGGTTAACGGTATCGTAAAAGGATACGGTTCATATTTCGGCAATATTGATTCAGATAATGACATCATTATGCAGGGAGCATATACCAAAACATTGGCTGAAAACAAGTCACGTGTAAGATATGTGAATCAGCACCGTATTGATCAGCCATTGGGTAAGTTCAGCGAATTATATGAGGACCAAAAAGGTTTGGCATTTGTGGCTGAGATTCCTATGACACGTATGGGCGAAGATATTTTGTTGCTAATGAAAAACGGTGTGATCACAGAAAATTCTGTGGGCATTATGCCGATCCAAAAGAATTACAGACAGGATGGAGTTCGTGAGTTGAAGGAGGTAAAATTGTATGAGATCAGCTGTGTTACTTTAGCAGCCAATCCAATGGCTGTAATCACAGATGCAAAAGGAGAAATAGATCAAGAACTATTGGCAAAACGTTTTGATGTTTTGGCCAAGATGATCAAAAAAGAAAACGTGTCCGATGAATTAGGATACGCAGTTGAAGCTGAGTTGATGAAGTTGAAGTCTGTATTGATTGAATTAAGCACACGGCCGACCGAAGAGATCACCGTGCCGCAAGTAGATCATAAGGCTGAGGCATCCGAAATATTTAATTATTTACTAAAAAATTTAAACAAGTAATCTAAAATGGAATTAGAAGTTAAAAACCAATTAGACCAAATTTCAGCACAGATCGATGCACGTATCGAGAAAGCACAAGGTCAAGCAGTTGAATCAGCTTTCGGTAAGGCTGATGAGTTATTGAAAGGTGAAATCAAGAATTTAGAAGCTAAATTCAACGATATTCATTCACGTATCGATGCGCAAGAAGTTGCAGCAAAGAAAACGGCATCAGGTGCATCTGCACGTGATTTTAAATCAGGATTGATCGAAGGTATCAAGAAAGGTGCATTAGAAGGAATGATCAACGGAACATCACGTTCTGCATCATTTGAAATCAAGGCTGGGGATATGACCGTAGCTAACAGCTTTACAGGTGAAGTTATTCCAGCGCAATACGTTTCAGGTATCAAATATGATCCAACACGTCCTGTACACGTACGTCAATTGTTGCCAACAGGTACAACATCATCTGAGGTTGTTCGTTTTGTAAAAGAATCAGCATACGATAACGGTGCTGCTCCAAAGGCACAAGGTTCTACATTGAACGAATCAGATTTCGATTTGACAGCATACGATGCAAACGTTCGTAAGATCGGTACATATTTCCGTATTTCTGAGGAAATGTTAGCTGATACACCTCAGTTGACATCCTACCTTGCAGCTCGCGCACCTGAGAAATTATTAACGGTTGAAGATACTCAATTGTTATCAGGTAACGGAACTGCTCCAAACTTGTCAGGTATCATTACTGATGCAACAGCATTTGCAGCAGGTGCATTCGCTGGTGCTGTTAACGCAGCAAATCAATTTGACGTATTAGTGGCAGCAATTAACCAATTATCTTTGGTTAACTACACACCTGATTACATCATGTTGAATCCAACAGATTTCCACAAAATCTTGTTATTGAAGTCAACAACAAACGAATACTTGAAGGATCAAGTGTACATGGGATTACAGCCTCAGTTTATGGGTGTTCCTGTTGTTGTTAACACAGCTATTCCAGCAGGTGACTACTTAGTAGGTAACTTTGCAATGGGTACTCAATTATGGGTTCGTGAGAACATCAGCTTGGAGTTCTTCCGTGAGGATGGAACAAACGTTCGCGATGGTTTCGTAACGGTTCGTTTAGTAGAAAGAATTGCATTAACTAACTATGCTCCATTGGCATTTGTTACAGGTGATTTCGCTACTGATATGGCTGCATTAGAAACAGCATAATTTTAGGGTTGAAAATGAAGAAGGCCACCTAAGAAATTGGGTGGCTTTTCTTTTTATATTTGCTCAATAAATAAACAATCATGGAGAAATTATTAATGAAAAAAACGGTTTATGATGGTAAGATTTACCACAAAGCTGGCGAATTAGTAGAGGTTTCAAATGAAGTTGCAAAGTGGTATTTAGAGAAAAATTTTGCTGCTAAACTTGATACAAAAATCGTTGAGGAATTAGAGGAAATTGAAAGTTCAAATCTAAAATGGAGCAATTCAGAAGAAGTTGAATTGAATCTAATCGAAACAAAAGAGGAAAAAAAGGTGTACCGTAAACGCAAATAAAATGCGACAAATTAAAATAAATGACACATTAGGATCCGAAATCATATCGGTGGCTGATGCAAAATTGTTCATTCGTATTGATACAAATGCTGATGATGGATTGCTGGATGATATGATCGTGGAGGCACGGATCGTTGCGGAAAACTACATGAGCCGTGACATCGTGTCAAAGGATCGTACATATTACCTTGATTATTCACATGATGGATTGATTGATGTTCCATTTGGACCAATTGAGTCAATCGAAGAGGTAACGGTGCGTGGTGAAATTGTATCATTTACTGAATACGGCTTGGGAGATACCATGATCGAATTGGATGGTAATGCACGTGACATCAAAATTAATTACATTACTGAGGGCATGAGTGATGGCCTGTTAAAACAGGTTTTGTTACAAATGGTTTCAACATATTACGACAACAGAACAGATTTCATCACAGGAACTATCCAAGCAGATTTGCCGAGTAATTATCGCAGAATTTTGGATGGCTATAAATCCGTATTTATTTAATGGATAATTCAAGCATTTTAAAACAACGTGTGATCGTTAAGCGATTGACAAAAACTGCCGATGGTTATGGTGGATGGACATCTACTAAATCAACGGTTGGTACATATTGGGCCAGAGTGCAGGAAACATCAGGTGATATTGATGCAAAAAATGGGATCCGTTTACATGAGGTAAAAATCGAGATCATCATGCGCAAGCCAACAGCTGATTTAATCCAAAATGAGGATGTATTACAGGTTGAAGGTGACAGCGCAGAATACAGATTAAACAGCACGTTTCAAACGTTCGAAAACTTTTGGGTAAAATCAACATTGACTAAGATAGGACAATGAACATAAGTGTGGACAAAACAGATTTGGCGATGTTACGCAATAAGATCAAGCAATTGCAGGATCTGTCCAAACAGGAATTGTCCAATCAGCTGGCCACGACAGCATTCAAGGCCACGCAACGAATGAAGCTAACGGCACCACACGACACAGGTAATTTGATGCAATCAATCAGAGCCGAACGTGTGAATCAGACAAATATTGAAATTAGAGCAGGTGCAAAATATGCACCATACATGGAATTTGGAACGGGCCGTGGTGTCACACTAAAATTTTTAAGAGATGCGGGTTTTCCTGAATCGTATGCAGCACAATTTAAAGGCAAAGGTAAAGGCCGTGGTTTTGTTTATGCGCGTCCATTCTTTTTTCCTGCATTACGTGTTGAATTTGATCAATTAATCAAGCGAGTAGATCGCAAAATCAAGAACATAACAAAATAATGTTAGAGGCAATTCAATTTATTCGCAAGGCGATCATAACACGATTAACAGGAACGGTAATCCTGCACGGTTCGGCATTGCCTGTGTACAATCGTGTGCCATCATCCAGCACATTCCCATACATTCACGTGTATTCGGTTAGCACAAATGAGGCAGATTTTAATCAAATGTCATTCATTTCAGAAACAATTACACGAATTGAAATAATTACACGATTTCAAGGTGATTCAGGTGGCGAGTTGGATGTGAACACAGCCATGTCACAAGTTTTAAATTTAATACGCACACGGTCAGCTGGTTACTTTGACCTGTCCGATGATGGATTCCAAGTTTTTACTTGCATAAATGAGGGTATTTCATATTTGACTGATGAGGATGAAGATTTTACATATTTTCGTGGTATTTTAGAGGTATCAAATAAGATTCAACAGCTAAATGGAGATTAACGATATAGTGGTTCCAAGCGCGACAGCAGGCATTGCATCGCTATTTACTTGGATATTCGGCAGAAAAAAGGAAAACGCGGACATTTCAAATGTCCAATTAGAGGCATCGCAAAAAGTGATTGACATGATCACGGCAATGAATGATCGATTGGAGGCAAAAGTAAATGATCTAAGCAAAAAAGTAGATGAATTAACCGAAGAGGTGATCCATTTGCGCACAGAAAACAGCAAATTAAAGTCGAGCAAGGCATCGAAATAGGTGAAAGATCCGAAAACATTGGACAGAATAAAATTACTGCACCCAAAATTACGAGTGGAGGCAGATAAAATTTATTCCGAAATCGCATTGGCATTAACAGGCCGTGCGATTTGTCGTTTTTCATATACTTTGCGGACCTTTAAAGAGCAAGATGATCTGTATGCACAGGGAAGGTCCAAAGCTGGGGCCAAAGTTACTAACGCAAAAGGTGGGGATTCATACCACAATTATGGTTTAGCTGTTGACATAGTTTTAATAAAGGATGGGAAGGTCGCATTGTGGGATACTAAGTCAGATTTTGATGGCGATGGCAAATCCGATTGGATGGAGTGTGTTGCAATCTTTAAAAAATACGGTTGGGATTGGGGCGGTGAATGGAAATTTGTAGATGCGCCACATTTTCAGAAATCATTTGGATATTCAATTGACAAATTAAAGGAATTACATTCACGCAAATTAGTGGATGCATCAGGATACGTTTCAATCTAACTAATAAATGAAAAATCTAATCATCGTTTTTATGGTCCTATTTTTGGGATCATGCAAATCCACGCACATCCAGCAACAAGAAATCAAGCATGATTCAATTTTTGTGCAAAAGATCATCACCAAATATGACAAGGTGATCGACACAATCATGATCGATAATCCATGTGATTCAAATGGCATATTGTTGCCATTTAGAGAGCGAATAAAAGCACAGCAAGGCAATGTATCCATTGAGTCAAAGAACGGCAAGCTGAGGGCAATTGTGCATTACTATCCAATGGTATCATCAGATAATTATCGAGTGGATTATAAGTACATCACAAAAACGGTTTATAAGACTGAAACAAAAAAGCAATTTGATTGGACACCGTGGATTATTTTGGTAGGGATCGCATTGGTTTACTTATTGATTAATTTGAGGCCAAAATTTTTCTAAATTGCATAAAATTAAAGCGATTTAAATGGCAACATTAACGGGCAAATTAGTATCGGAAACCTACAAAGCATTGTTGAAAATGATCGACAATGACATCCTAACCGAAAGCGAAAAACAAATTTCGGATGGTTATGGACAGGGAACAGGTATTTTCATTGATGATAATGGGTTTATTCGCGCATCAGTTTTTAAAGTTACAGGCGGAAGTTCATCACAATTTTTAAAAGCGGATGGATCGCTGGATAGTAATTCATATTTTAAACGGTAATCTGATGATGTCGAATATGTTGTTGTTGTACTATTTGATGAAATGCCTCCTACAATTTGACCATTAGATACTACAAATTCAATATGAGTACCTGATAGCGAATCCAATTGAGATGTTATATTTAAATTACCATATACATTAATTCCAGCATTTGGCCTATAAGGTGATGTGGTACGAATAGCAAGTGTTTTTGATGAATAACCTGCTGGCTGCATAATTCGCATAAATTCAGTATATGTTGATGCACTTCCTAATCTAAATATAATTCCGCCATTTGTTGAGCTTGTGTAACCTCCATTAACATATAAATTAGCATCTCCTGAGCCTCCACCTTCAATACCCATATTAGTTCCTTCTGAATAAGTACCATTTAAGCTAATTATATTATATGTACTTCCACTTGAAGAATTGTTGAAGAATGCTACTTGATTTGACGCTCCAGTATTTATTGAAAATTTACCTGTTGGCGAAGTCGTTCCAATACCTACGTTGCCTCCATTAAACCAAACCTGACCACTATTAAAGTTTATATTATTTGACCCGACAGGATTTGTCATTAATGCCGTTCCTGCAGCAGAATATAATGCAAAATCAAATACTGATGCTGTTACACCTCTTAATACTAATCCTACAACACTATGACGTGTGATTGAACCAGCTGTATCAAATGCTGTATTGTATGTGCTAAATACTAATCCACCTGATGATGATAAAGTACCTGATGATTGTGTCAATACACTATTTCCTAATGCGCTTGACCCTGTCCAAATTGGTAAAGTTCCTGATGTACCTGTACCTGTAACCGTACCTGTTCCACCAATTGCTGTTCCGTTTATTCTAAATGCTCCTGTGATATTAACATCACCTGCCACATCTAATTTATAAGCTGGCGCACCAATACCAATTCCTAAATTTCCTGATGAATTTATAGTAACACGAATCTGTGTATTTGGATAATTAGCATTTGCAATTCTAAAATTACCACTTCCTGAACTACCAATCGACCAATCATTTGTCGGTGATTTAAAATGCATATAAGCTAAATTTGAATCACTGCTTGATTGAGCAATAAATGTAGGATTATCACCGTATAATACGACTGATTTGTCATAATCAGCTGTCGGTGCACTTGTATTTATTCCAACATTACCACCATTTGTAATTGTAAACCTTTCAGATTGCACAGGGAATGCACCTGCAACACCTGATGCTGCTGTGTAAAAACTAAATCGACCATCAGTATTATCAATACGTATTGCACCTGCATATCCATCTGCCAAATATTGGTCTGAAATCATATTCCACGCAAATCGTGCATTAATTCCCATTGATGACCATGCTGTAAATCTTGCGCCACCTGACACATCTAAAATGTATTGTGGTGATGATGTATTAATTCCGACAAATCCGCCTGTAAAATAGATATTAGAACCTGATGTGGTCCATTGGCTTGAACCGCTTATGGTCCAACTTCTATTGTCTGACAAATCAAATGTAGTACCATTAATTGTTAATGTTCTTGAAGTAGGCACATAACCACCCAATGCAGCTGACGTAATATAACCAGCAGGATTTGATGTATCATATGGTGTATATCCTAATGCTCCTGTAACATCCGAACTGCTTAATGTTACCGCACCTGTACGTGTGTTAAATGACGTTACACCTATACTAGCTGGTGCTGTTGTAATAATATTACCACTTGAATCAAATCCAAGTAATCCTGCCAAAGTACCTGTGAATGATGTTGCCGATGTATAGGCAGGTGCATTCAGCTGATTAGTACCTAATGATTTTATTCCATTAATTAATTCGCCTAAATCTTGATTCTTTGACATATTACCTTGCTTTTAATAATTCTATTTCTTGTTTTGCAAATTTTTAATTGATTTTATTTATTAGCAAACCAACTATAATTCCAATTCCCGCCTCCACTATTTGTCGCTGTTAAACTAGTTCCACTTGTTCCAAATGAAACAAAATTATTTGTACCTCCTAAAAATGAAATACTTGGAAAATTGTTATCTGAATAATAAAAACTAATAATATAAACCGCAGAACCTGTACTTGTTCCAGCTGCTGTATTTCTACTTGCAATGAATATTATTGTCATACCTCCATCTAATGCATTAATAGATATTCCTAAATTTACCGCTCCCGTTCCACTACCTGCAACTGAACCTATTGAACCACCTGCAACTCCACCTCCATTACTTCCACTTCCTGAAACAATTAATTTAGTATTGGAACCCAATATTGATTTTATTGATGTTGCACCAATACCAGCTTGACCGCCACCCGATTGTAAAGCCACAAATATATCATCTGCAATATTGGCTCTTGTACCTTGAATTGTTGCAAATGTATCTGAACCGTTACCACCAAATCCTAATCTTAATTGTCTATCACCGTTTCCATTTCCCTGATTAGAAATACCAAAATATGCATTAGCACCATTGTTCACAATATGTGTTTTATATAAAGGTGATGTAGTTCCAATTCCAATATTTCCCAAATTGGTAATTCGCATTCGCTCACTACCATTATTTGTAAAACGTAAATTAAATACACTATTACCACCCCAATCAATAATTCCATCACCTGATGATGAATCACCAATTAAAGAAAGTCTTGAAACTCCATCAGCTGAATCACTATTAATTCCAATTCCACCAGTAACAACCATTTTTAATGATTGATATGTTCCTGCATTTAATGCAATTGTCCTATTAACATTTATTATTCCAGATGATGTAATTCTTAAACGTTCATTACCAGATGTTTGAAATAAAATATCATTTGCTGTTGAGCCAATATATGGCGAATACGTTGCATTACTTGGGTTTAATGAAATTCCACACGTAGTATTTGATGAAATTAAAACCAATTGTTCTAAATTTCCACCTGATACAACTAAACTTCTATTTGGCGAACTTGTTCCAATTCCAACAAAACCTGTTGATGATATTCTTAAACGTTCTGTATTTGATGTATAAGCTATTAAATCATTACCATTTGCCCCTAATCTAACATTGTAATTGTTTGTAGATGTGTTTCCTTTAAATCCTATTGTTGCAACTGAATTACTTGAATTTTCTAAACTTACAGGTACTTCATTATTTGTATTTGCAAAAATAGCAGCTTGGTCATAAGCAGAAACAACATTTAATTTAACTGATGGTGTTATTGTTCCAATTCCAACATTTGTCCCATTATCATAAATCAATGAACTTGAAACTACCGATGTACCTGTCCATTTAGTTAAATATCCTGACGTACCTGAACCTGTAATACCTAATGTTGCGGCATTTAAATAATTAACAACATCAATAATATCATTAACTCTTGCACCTGTTGTTAGTACAATTGTTGTTCCATTTGTAGCTGTGAAATCAACACCTGTTAATCTTGCACCGTTTAGATAAACATCAACTAAATTAGGTGTATAACCTCCTGTAATTGTAAATGTGGTCTGTCCTGATGTTGCTGTAAATGTTGAAACATTACGGGCCGAACTACCTGCTGAAATTGTCCAAGCACGGTCGGCATTTAAATCATATTCTGTACCGTTTATGCTTAACTTTCTTGATGTAGGAACGTATCCTGTTAATGCAGCACTTGTTATGTAGCCATTAGGGTTTGTTGTTCCATTATAAGGTGTATAACCTAATGCCGTTGTAACATCGGTGCTTGTTAACGTAACGGCCCCTGTTCTTGTATTGAATGAACTAACACCAGCTGTTACCGTTCCCCAGCTTAATGATGAACCATCTGTGGTTAAATATTTGCCTGCGTTTCCTGTCTGTGTTGGGAATGCTGCTACCCATGTATATGCATCATCCCAATTGGATTGCTTAACCGTTGTTGGTAAGCTGTAACCTGATGCAAACGTAATTGCTAATGTTCCTGATGTTGTAATCGGTGAACCTGAAATAGCAAAACCTGTTGGAACCGTTGCGCTTACTGATGTAACCGAACCTGTTCCGTATGATGTCGAATCGACACTACCATCTGCCTTTAAAAATTGTGCAGATGTACCGCCTGATTTCTTTATCGCTGATGCAATAATTGATCCGTTAGCTTGAAAAATATCTGTGGTATTGTCTGTTGTTGTTCCTAATAAGAAACGACCACCTGAATTAAATCTTGCGCGTTCTGTATCCTCAACTATTACAGCTACCGAATGAAATGTCGATGTACCAACCTGAAACACACTATTAAATGTGTTGATTGAACCTTTGATTGACATATCATAATGCTGAACACCTAAAAATCCAGCACCTGTTTTACCTCTTACAATTAGCTGTGTTGCACCTGCGACAAATGTTGGAGTCTGACCAATATATACATTACCATCCGAATTGATTCCCATCTTTTCAGATGTACTTCCGTTGGTAAAAAATTGGATGCCTTGTCCTGCCTTTGTAGCTACGATTGCAACATCAGATGAATTATCTATTAGCCACGCACCTGAAACTCCAAAATTTGCAATTTCTGTGCCGTTTTGGTATGCGCTAAACATACCACCACCTGATGCGCTGGCATTGTCAATTATAATTTTAGGATATGCAACCGTACTTTTAGCATGAATTAATGCTGTTGGTGTATCAGTTCCCAAACCTAAATAACCTGATGCGTTCAATCGCATCTTTTCATACCCACTAATATTGAATACTAAATTGGTTTTAGATAGGGCCATTTGAGTAATCCAGCTGGTACCATCATAAATGTTAAATGAATAATTGCCACCAATTGGATTTGTAGCCAATAAAAATTGATCATTTAACACCAATTCCTCTCCCCAAATACCGCCAATTACGGTTAATTTATTTGTGCCATTAGGTGTATCACCTCCAATAACTACATCAGTCCCATCTGTAAATACAGGTGAATCAATGTAAAAATCTGTGTCATCATAAAATGGCAAATAACCTTGTGTGCCAACCTCTAATGCATCGACCGTATTATCTACGTTTATCCGAATGCCTCTTGGCTTTGTGGTTACAGGTGTAGTGTCCTCAGCATTTAAAATTGCAAGCAATGATTTACCTACGTCTGTGGCATTAATTGCTGAATAAATATTCTTATTAATCCAAAGTAAATTAGCTTCATCGTAAAATAAAACATCTTCATCTAATGGATCAGTAATTAAAACATTG